AAAGATATAGGTCTTGGAAGACAATACGAACAAGGCGTGCAAGATAGAATGGCTCCAACAATGGCAACATCATATGTAGGTGGTTTGTTACCACAATTCCAAGGTGGTTCAACACAAGTAAATAAAACATACGGTATGCCAAGAGATCCTTTAGCATCAGGAATATCAACTTTGTTGGGTACTTATGGATCATTGCAAAATACAGGCCAACCAAATCAAAATCCTTACACAAATGCATACAATCAATATGCAAGTCAACAAGGTTTTGATCCATCTGGAAATTATAGTTAATGAATACATTGAAAAGAAGAATGTTTCAAAATGGTGATGAGGTTAATACTTCTTTATCTCCTGCTATTTTAACTTATATAGAGAAATTAGGTATAAAACCAAAAGGTAAAACTGCTGCCGAATTGCAAGCAGAAATTCAAAAAGAATTAAGCTTACAAGATGCAGAAAATGCTCCTGGACTTTTTAGAACTTACGCTTTTGATTACAAAGATCCATTAGATTATGTTGCGGCTGGACTTACAGCGACAGGAATTGCGGCTGGAGCTGGCATTTATCTTAAAACTGCAAATACTGCTAGAAAAGTAAAAAAAATTAAAGATGCTGCTCGCAGAGCTGCTAAAGCACTAAATCCAGTTGTTCGTAAGGGAGGCATAAATGTTCCAGGACAAATTGGATTTCAAGCTCGTAACAGATTTGATCCTCGCTCTTACATTTACAAACCTACACAAACAGCTATTTACGGAACAGGATTAGGAGTTGGAGCTAAAATGATGGGTGACGACAGCATATCAACATCTTTAATGCCAGATAACATAACTAGTGAATTAGCAAAGTTAGCTGAAAATGAAAAAACCGAACAGCAAAGAAAATTAGATTTAAATGCTGAAAAAGCAGCAAAAGAAAAAGAAAAAGAAGATAAAGAATTAATAAATCAAACTTTAGGTATATTAAAAACTAAAGGAGAAATATTTGATAAAGAAGAAAATAAAAGAGTTTTTGAAGAAAGAAAATATAACGCAAATACTTTGATGCAAGAAATTGGATCTGCAATGGCCAAAACTGGATCAATAGATGATGGTCTTGCGTTAGGAGCTACGGCAGCAGCTAAAAGAATTAGTGAAGAAAAATTAGCTCAAAAACTAGCTGAAGGTGAATTAAATAAAAAAATGTTAGAAGACAGTAAATTAAAAGAAACTACTGTTTTAAAAATAATTGAAGATTATGGAGAACAAGCTGGTAGTGGTGGAAATGTTACATATTATACAGGCTCGGTGGCAATGTCCGCAAACCAACAAATTTATGACCTGAGTGATGCCGCATCCGTGACATTAGAATCCGGTACCGCCGGCGTAGACCAGATTGAAGTGAAACGTATCTTTCACGAAGCACCACCGGCCATCGTAAAATATTTTGACCCATTTGTAGGCACAGGATTAGGCTCTCAAAACATGTTAGAAGGTTTCGGCTGGGGACAATATTCTCCAGGCGTATCTTTTATGATGATGCCTATGAATGCCGACTTATTAAGAATGCAGGCAATTGAATTTAATGATCAAATAAGAAAATCTGCATATACATTTGAATTGGTAAATGATAGGATTAAATTCTTTCCTATACCTAACGGGTCTAATTTTACAAAAGTATACTTTGAATATATTAAAAAAGCAGATAGGAGTGATCCTTTAAAGGGAGATGTTAATACAGTATCTGATTTTTCAAATATACCATATGAGGATATAACATATACATATATTAATGCAGTTGGCAAACAATGGATCCGAAGATATACATTAGCATTATGTAAAGAGATGTTAGGATATATTAGAGGCAAGTATTCCTCATTGCCAATACCAAATGCTGAGGTAACGCTAAACGGATCAGACCTAATATCAGCCGGAGCAACCGAAAAAGAAGGTCTTATAACAGAACTTAAAGAAGTACTTGATACAATGTCTAGGCAATCACAATTGGAACGAAAGCAAGCAGAGGCAGATTCATTGCAACAGCAGATGAACAAGATACCACTTAAAATTTATATAGGGTAATAGTAATGGCATTATTTGGATCAGCAAGAGATGCAAGTTTAATTAGATCAGTTAACCGAGAACTCATCAATAACTTAATTGATATTGAAGTTGCATACTACAAACTAAGCCTAGAAGAGACTCAGGCTAACATGTATGATGAATCAGATAAGAAAGTTTATTACTCCCCCATGCGCCTAAATTGTTTGGCTTCAAAGGAAGAAAAATCATATATAGGCGATGATTCGGGATATGACTCAACTAGAATCGGAGCATTTGATTTCTTACGTGACGATTTAAAAGATAAGAATATTGTGATTGAAGAAGGTGATATTCTAGAATGGGATAATGAATTTTACGAAATAGATACAGTAGGCGCATCACAATATTGGCGAGGGGCTAATCCATCAACTGATTTAGGATTTGTAGAAGGTGATCGAGAAGAATTTGGATATAGTGTAGCCGTCAAAGTTACTGGCCATGTTACTAGAAGAAATAGACTAAACATCCAAGAAGTGCGATCCGGAATTAATAAGCCAAATAATATACCAAGGAACTTATAATGGCAGAAAAAAAATTAAATCAAACAAATTCATCATTTTCGCGAGATGCGGTTCCTAATAGAGCAGACGAAATTAGACGTGATAATGATACGATAAAAACTCCTAAATGTACTATTGAGGATGTCGATTTTGCTATTATATCTTATATAAGAGACATACTTAAATTACAGGTTATAGAGAATGGGCAAATGATAGACGTTCCGGTAATGTATGCAAATGGAGAAAAATGGGCACAGGTACAAGCAAAAGGATATATGAGAGATCGCAAAGGTAAGATTATGACGCCGGTTTTAAGTATACGAAGAGGATCTATTATAGATCGAGACACTTTAAAAACCTTGGCCGTCAATAACAACCCGGCGGGAAACGATTATGTGTTCCAGAATAAACATACTCTAGAAAATAGATACAGTAGATTTGCAACGCAGCATCGAGTTAAACGTGCAAAAGAATATTATCTAGCACCAGTACCAGAATTTATAGATGTATCATATGAATTATTATTATGGACAGAATATACAGAACAAATGAATTCAATAGTTGAACAGATATTACCTACAAATGGATTTGCATATGGAACGACATTTAAGTTTCCAGTGTTTATGTCTGATGTTAGTTTTGATACAACAAATGCATCGGGGGAAGATAGGGTAGTGAGAGCAACAATACCATTGACATGTAAAGCATCATTATTAATGCCATATGAATTACAAAAATCAAACTTCCAAAAAAGATTTTCTGTTAAAAAGGTTAATTTTGGAAATGAACAAATCTCCGGAGATGGTCAAACCGGATTTAATTCAGATGTTACCAATACCCCAAAAGGTGGGTTTTAGGCATTATTATATATTTATATAAAACAAATTAAAAGGAAAAAGTTATGGCAGAGCCAATTAAATTTACGCAAGAAGAACTCGATCAGGTTACCAAATTAAGAGATGAGAATTCACAAAAGATTTCTGAATTTGGACAAGTAGAACTAGAGATATTATTAACCAACCAGAGGTCAGAATCACTCAGTATTGCAAAAGGTAAACTACAAACAGATTACGTTAAATTACAGACAAAAGAACAAGAATTAGTTAGAACTCTAAACGAAAAATATGGAGCCGGACAAGTCGACCTTTTGAGCGGCGAGTTTATTCCAGTAAAATAGAATGTTTGGCTATAAGTTCTAATATTTATAAGAAATTGATTAATAAAAGAGGAACACTAACATGGCAGAAAAAATTGTATCACCAGGCGTATTTACTAATGAAGTAGATCAGTCGTTTTTACCAGCAGGAATCCAAGCAATTGGAGCCGCTGTTATAGGACCGACACAAAAAGGCCCGGCAGGAATACCGACAATTGTATCGAGTTATTCTGAATTTGTCCAAAAATTTGGAGGAAAATTTACTTCCGGCTCTGGAGCATCAGAACAATCGTATAAATATTTAACTAACTATTCTGCACAAGAGTATCTTAAGTATGCAGATACATTGACAGTAGTTAGAATCTTAGCAACAGGATATGCTCCAGCAACATCAAATTTGATTGCAGGCGCGACTACAGCTCTTGGATTTGCATCCGGGTCAATGACATTAGTCACTCATGCTGATAATGAGACATTTAAAATTACACAAGGTTCTACCACAGTAAAATTTGTAGCCCAGACAACTCCAAATACAGATGCATCTGATGATTCAATTAGATTCTTTGATAGAGGAAGTGATACAACAGATTTTGCTGTAAACTTTGCAACTGAGTTTAATGCAGTATCTGGTTTAAGTGGATTTGTAGCAAGTAATTCAACAAACACAATGATTATATCTGGAGCTGCCTCTGGTACTGGTGGTAATGGATTAATATTAGCAACAGGTTCAGGAGGTACATTTACAAACCAATTTACAACAGAAGGAGGTACTGATTCTGCAACAGGAGCAGTAGCATTTACATTAAAAACCCTAGCTGAAGGAACTGTCTTAAACAACTCTACAGGAGCTACTGATAGTGGGTTAGAATTTTCAGATGGATCCCTAAAATCAGGTTCACTTGATAATCTAAGATATGAAATCTCAGGAGTTAACACAACTGCAGGTACATTTAATGTATCAATAAGAAGAGGAGATGATAATACGAATAACAAAATTATTCTTGAAACATTTGTTGGATGTAGTTTAGATCCTAAAGCAGATAATTATATTTCAAAAGTAATAGGCGATCAATATGGAGCTTCTACAACTATGGAAGGTCAAACTTCAATTAGAATAAATGGAGATTACCCAAACAAATCAAAATTTGTAAGAGTATCAAGTGTTGCTCTCCAAACCCCCAATTACTTACTAAATGATGGCACTATAGGAACTAATTCAAGTGGAAATTCATTCACAGCTAACCTACCAACAGCCCAAAGTGGCTCATTCCAGGGAGCAGTAGGTAATAACATACCACCTAATGAAGCATTAAATATGTTTGAAAACATTCAGATTGCGGGAACTGGTAATTCCCAAGGATTACAAG